GTGCTGGTACTACTATTGGTGCTGCAATTACAGGTGCTGCATGGTCTAAAGGAATGTCTTTAGTTGGTAAAGCGTTAGGTGCTGCAGGATCTGCTGAAGAAGCTGCTACAATAATTGCTGAAGCTGCTGAGTCAGGTATTGCTGCATCTGCTGATAAATTAAAATATGTTTCTGATCAAGCTTTAAAGAAAACTATTAAAGATGGTGCTAGACAAGGAACTATTGCTATAACTTCTGCATCAGGTGAATCAGGTGCTGAAGCTCGTGAAGCTGAAAAGAATGTATATTATAAATTAACTCATGATGATTTTGGCAATGAAAAAAGAATGTCAGAAGGTGAGTTAGAATATGCTAAAATGATGTCACAACAAGCAGGTGATGCTGCATTTGCTATGAACTTACCAGTAATCATGGCTGATAACTGGATTACTTTTGGTAAAGCTTTATTTGGAAATAAAACAAATGACTTTGCTAAAATTATTAAAGAAGGTGCTATTTTAGATGAGGCTACGGGAGCTTATAAAATTGCTGAAAAAGGTAAGTATGCTAACTTAGGATATAGAGCAAGTAAGATTGGTGGTACTATGGCTTCTGAAGGAACTCAAGAGCAATTACAATTTGCTATTGGTAAAACTGTAGAAGATTATTATAAAAAGAAATACTATAATCCTAATGCTACTGACTTTGCAGATTCAATGACTAAAGGTTTAGCTGAAGCTTATGGCACTCAAGAAGGATGGCATTCAGGTATTATTGGAGCATTGTCAGCAGGTATTGCTGGTCCAGGTATAGTATTAGCTAGTAGAGGAGGTAAAGCTTTTAAAGATGAATATATAACTAATCCTGAAGATGCTATTATTGCTAAAGGAGTTCAGTCTTTAAATGAATATAATGCTGATGTTGTTAGAAAAAAGTTTGTAGATAATTATGTAAGATCTGCAAATTTAACTGAAGATAAAGATGAAGCTTTAGCTAACAATAATGATTTTGATTACCACAATGCTAATGAAGATATGATATTTTCATATATCTATAATAGAATGCAAAATGGTAAGTTAGAAGATGTTAAAAAAGAACTAGATGCTTTTAAAGATTTAACTGTTGAAGAATTAGAAACTAACTATGGTATAAAAATCAATGTTAATAATAAATCTAAAGTAGATGAATTAACTTCAACAAATGCTGTTAAAAAGTTTGTTGAATCTAGAATGGAAAAGATTACAGCTATTGAAGATACTTATAATGCTGTAACTAAATTATTTCCTAGTGCAAATCCTGATGTAAAAGAGTTACTTATGTATTCTGCTCAAGGATTAGAAAGTTCTAAAAAAAGATCTAAAGAATTAGGTGAAAGTGTAAGTAAGATTTTACTTGGGGAAAATAATTTAGGTGGACAACAATTATCTACTATTATACCAGGAATGCTTATTACACCTGCTACTTTTGCAAAAGACTTTGTTAAAATGTCTAAAGAACAAAAGACTAATATATTAAATTATATTGAAAGTTCAGATGAAATTTCTCCATTAAATAAACAAGATATTTCTAATAAATTAAAAGATTTAGAATCTTTAAAAGAAAGAGAAAATGATTTTGTTGCAGCGTATAACGCATTAAAAAATCCTGAAGTACAAAATGAATTTTTAAAACAGTCTGAAACTCTTTGGGGTAAATATTCTAAAATAGAAGAAACTAAAAAAGCTCAAGAAGCTGCAGCTCAACAAGCTGCAAATCAACCTGCAGCTCAACCTCCAGTTAATCCTAATAATCCAGTTAACCCAGTTAACCCAAAAGCACCAGTTAATCCTACTAATCAACCAGGAGCAGTTAATCCTTATACTCAGTGGTATACTGATAATAATTTAAATTACAATTCTTCTGAAGAAGAAATTACAAATTCTTTGCAAGATGATGTTGATAATGGAATACTTAGTAATGAACAAGCAGCAGAAATATTTTCTGACTGGAATAATAATAAAGGTACACAACCTGCAGTTTCACAACAACCTGAATCTATTGAAGGTCAATCTCAAAGTGTATTAAGAACAGAAACTAAAAATAGAGATTCTAATGTTACTCAATTTGAAGGAAAATCTATATTTTTAGGTGAGTTAAGAGCTAATTTTGGTTTAGCTTCATTCAGTGAAGTTCAAGAATTATTAAAAACAATTATAAGTGAAGGAAAAGATATAAATAAACATGTTCGTTTTACAGTAACAGCTAATAATAAAGTTACTTTAAATTTAGTATATGCTGGTGGTCTTCATTTTTTACCTGTAAGTATTATTGAAGAATTTGGTTTATTTAAAGATAAAGCAGATACAGAATTAACACCAGAACAACTTGAACAAAAGAAAAGATTTCAAGAAGTTATTGATTTATTTTATAATGAAAATGGTCCTAAAACTGTTCAAGAAATAAATGAATTACATGACAAAGGAGTTATTAAAGTAAACTTAAAAGAATTTTTAAATTATACTATTTCTAATGTAGATAGTAATGGAGATTTTATTGATCCATTAATGGAGTTTGATTATCTTGATTATTTATTAGACGAAAATGGTAATCCTAATTACATTGTTAAAGATGGTGCTCGTGAATTAAGTGATGATGTTCAAGGAGATTTTACAGCTTTTGAAGAAATAGATAATGAGATTACTGATGGGTATCACTTACTTGTTGAAGGATTACAACAACCAATTAAATTAAGACTTGCTCAAAATAAAGAAGCAGGAGCTTTACTTGAACAATTAGGTAAAGATATAAAAGAAGCTATTGATGCTAATGCTAGTACTGCAGATATTCAAGATCTTGTTAAGAAATTTAATGAGCAAGTATTTTTTGCATTAAAACCTAAAGGTAAAACATCAGTTGGTATTAACTTACGTTTTGATGAAACTAATGGTTTACATTTAAGAAAATCAGTATTAAGTAAAGAAGATCCTAATGGTGAACGTAAAACTAATGCTATTCTAGATAAAAAAGAATTTGATGCTATCAATAATTCTAGTTTAGATATTGATCAAAAAACTGAAAAAATTGCAGAGTTAAGTAAGAAAGGTACAATGCCTTCATTAACTAACATTCATCCTGACAAATTAACTTTAGATTTTCTTATTGAGCAAATTAATAATTCTAATTTAACATCAGGTGCTAGACCATTTAAAGCAGAAGATATTAAATATAATTCACCATTTAATGATTCTAAACAATTAGAAACAAGTAGATTTGAAGCACCTATTGGTGTTGAAGGTATTAAAAAATATAATATTGAAATATCTGCAAATATTCCAATTGCACCTGTTCAAACACCTGTTCAAACTACTACTACAACTCCTACAGAAGAAGAAGCTAAAAGAATAGATCAATTTAATAGAGCTAAAAAAAGTGGTTTAGAAAGAATAAAAAATTCTAATAACCCTCAAGTAATTTTTACTGAAATAAATAGGCTTCAAGAAGCTTTAAAAAATACTAAAGGTTCTGAATTAACACCAGAAGAACAAACTTTTATTAATGAAAAATTAAAAGAATTAAAAGATAAAGGTTATACTTTTATAGCAAGAAAAGGAACAATAATTCAAGAAGGGGATGTTATAGAATTACAAGATTCAACTTTTTTAGAGTTAAATGAAATAAAAGACTCAGAAAATGAATTAATACAAGAAGAACTTAATAGGAGAAAAAAATTAAAACAAAAACTTATAGATAATGGTTATACAGAAAAAGAAGCTATTATTCAAGCTAAATTACATCCTGATGATAATATAGGAATTGTATCAAGAGATGTAAAGGTTACTTTATTAAAAGATGGTGTTTTAGAAAAAGTTGGTAAAGTAACAACTAGATATACAGATATAAAAAATGCAGAACTAGCTGCTTTAGAAGGTGCACCTACTTCTACTCCTACAGACTTAGAAGCTCAAAAAGCTGATATAGAAAATAAACTAGGTATAGATTTTACAAAGTTTTATTGGATGGGTACTGGACAAACTATAGATGATATATTTAAAGGTAAAAACCAAGGTTCTGATAATACTGTTTCTGCTAAAAATGTAATAGGGTATGACTTAGGAAATGGTTATTTTGCAATAGGAATGAATGGACATTCTGTTGATAAATCACGACCTAATAATAATAAGATAGAATTTAAAATATTTAATAAAGGAAATGAACTTTTTATACTTTCATTTACTAAAACAGGAAGTGATGTATGGACAGAAACAGACCTTAATACTATTAAAAAACAATTAGCTTTAAGAGGAGGTTTTATAAGTAAATTATCTGCTGAAGATATTTTACAAAAAGTTAATATTGCTAAAAATAAATATGATGCAGAACTAAAAGCTTTAGAAGGTACAACTACTCTTACAAATGAAGAACAACTTGCTAAATATAGAGCAGATGAACAAGCAGAGTATGATGCTATGTCTGATCCTAATGATACAGCAAAAAAACAAGAAATTTGGAATAGATATAATGATTTAATTACTAATTTATCAGAAGCAAATAAACCTTTTACAGGAAAACAAGCAGAAATTAAAGATGTTTTAATAGATAAAAATGGTGAAAAATATACAGTTACAAGTTTATCTATTGTTGGTAAAAATAAAAAAATTCACTATGTAAGAGAAAGTGGTGGTGGTGGAGCTTGGACTCAAGCAGATTTTGAAAATTTTATTTCAACAGGTTCTTTAGAATATTATACTGAAGAATCAATTGATGATCCACTTAATGTTCAAAGAGGTAAACAAGATGACGATGATAATGTTTTTTCAGTAGGTGATGAAGAATCTACAGGTATTACACAAGAAGAAATTAATAGTATTAAAGCAATATTACCTAAGTTTATTTCTATTGATGACATTAAAACTATTGCTCGTAATTTAAAAGTTAATGGTATTCCTTATGGTGTATTTAAAAATAAAGTAATTTATTTAAATACTGCTAAAGGTAAACCTGGTACTGCATACCATGAAGCATTCCATGCTGTATTCAGAACAATGTTAACTGATGAACAAATTGATAAATATTTAAAAGCTGCTCAAAAAGATTTTATTAAGTCTGGAAAGAACATGGAACAAGAAATTAACAATCTTATTCTTAAAGTTCCTGCATATATTAATAAAACTAAAAATGAATTAACTGAATTAGTTTTAGAAGAACATTTAGCTGATAAGTTTAGTGAGGTTGCTCAAAAACCTATGAGTCAAATAAAAGAATCTGATAACTATCTTAAACAATTATGGTTTAAGATTAAAGAGTTCTTTAAAAACTTAACTAATTTTAATGATTTAGATATATTATTTAGTAATATTTTAAAAGGTAGTTTTGTTAATTCTTCTGAAATTGGTAACAGATTTTCTAATAGTACTGATTCAGTATTTAAATTACTTCCTAGATTTGTAGGAGGATATTTTAGTGCTGAACAATCTAGAAAGTTTGTAAATACTTTTGCAGCTAAATTATATAAAATTAAAATAGGAGATATTAAAGATATTGAATATTATAATGTTCAAGAAGTTAATGGTAATCAAATAAAAACTTTAAAATCTGATGAAAATTTATTAGAACTTTTAGTAGCTGAAAGATTAGATGAATTAAATAATGCCGGTGTTGCTTATATTAAATCTCAATTTCCTAATGCTCAAAGTGATAATTATAAATTAGCATTAAGTAAATTAAATGATGAAAGACGTTTATTATTAGATACTGAAAAAGCTTATAATGGAGAAAGTAGTATTGATATTTTAAAAAGTGCAGTATTAGGTAAATTAAATACTTTTAATTTTGAAACTACTGAAGATGATCAAGAAAAACAAGAATACAAAGATAAATTTAGTTCACAAGAAGCTTGGTTATCTGGAGGACATGATTCTTTATCTAAAGTTATTAAGTCATACATAGGATTTTCTACAATGCCTGAAGTAGATGAAATTACAGGTCTTGTTCGTGAAGTAGCAGTTGATGAAGTAGCTGTATATAATGGTTTAATTAGACTATTAGCAGATACTAATAAAGAAGATATGATTGCTAAATTACATTATTCTACCAGAGGAAATGATAATCCTAATGTTAAATCATTCTATGAACAAGTACTTAAAGATTTAGAAATTGCTTATGATCCAGAAACTAATAGTGTAGTATTACCTAAAAATCAAAATAAGATAAATGTATATAATGCAATATTAACTGCTTTTGATAAGTCTAATATTCAAATGATTAATGCTTTTCAAAAAGAAAACTTTAAAGGTGATGTTGAAGGTTTTGGTTGGATGAAAGCTAATACTAGAGATACTGGTAAAATTACACTTGATAGATGGGCTTCTAAATTATTATTCTTAAGTAAGAATGGATTAAATATTAAAAAATTAGCAGCAATTGAAAAACAACTTGATACTATTGCTAAAAAATATTATAGTGCAGAAAAAATTAAAGATATTTCTGAAGATGTTCAAAGTGTTCAAGATTTATTTAATCAGTTTGGTGTTAGTTTAACTAAACCTTATATTGAATATTCATTATTAAAACAAAAAGAATCTTTTGAAGAAGTAAATAAAACTCAAAAATATTTTACTAAAGATCAATTAAACATTTTAAAACTTAATGAAGAAGTAGTTCCTATTTCTTGGGCATTATTTGAACCAACAGGTGGATTCTCATTAAGTAAATCTGTAGATGGTAACATTTTAAATTTATATAAAGGTAAAAAAGTTGATAATGAATTAACAGTTATTGCTGAAAATAATGCAATTTTTGATGAAACTACTGCAAACTTTTCATTTACTAATGCTGAAGGAGAAAGAGTTTATGAAATTATTAGTAAGTCTGCTGTTATTGCTGCTATAATTAAATTTAATACTACAAATTTTGCAGAATCTATTACTGGAAGAATTAAGCGTGATGAAAAAGGTAGGATTTTAAGAGATGATAAAGGAATGCTTATTTTTGAAGAAGGTACTGCTACTGCAAATTCTTCAGATAGTATTGAATCTAAAAATATAGAATTTTTAAAAAGTAACTGGTTATTAAATAAATATTCTGAGTTATTTAACAAAGGTCGTAAAGCAGGTATAAAATTAAACATGCTTAGTGGATTTGTTGATACTACATTTAATCAAGGTAAAACAAAAGGTGGTATTGTTTTTGGTAAATTTGATCAACGTACTTATTTATTAAGTTCTTTAGGTTTATTTTACAATAATGGTAAAAATTCAAATACTGCAAGATACCAATTTAGACAAAATGAATCTTCAGGTACATCTTATGTAGTTGAATTACCTAAAATAAATGTTCAAGGTAAAAACTTTACAACAGTAGGTAACTTTTTTGTTAATCAATTTACTACTGAATATAATAGAATTAAGAGAGAAGCTCAAGAGTTTAAAAAGAATGGACCAGGTAATATTAAAACTTACAATACTAGTCTATCAGATAGAGCTTTTGATTTTACTGAGTTTCAATATTTGCAAGATTTATTAGATCCAAAAGGAGCTACTGGATCTATGGTTATTTATAATCAAATTAAAAATGCTGCAATTGATGGTCAAGAATTATCAGATGATCATTTACAAAAAGTACTAAGTGCTATTGGTATTACTGGTAATGAAATTCTTGATAAAAAAGGTAATACAACAACTATGTACACTCCAACAGGACAAGGTTTGTTGGGTATAAACTTTGCAGAATTTAAAAAAGATTGTGAAAGAAATAGAATTAAAGATTTTTTACCTGCAGATTTAAAAGATAATAATGGAAGTATTGATAATTTTTTATATGAATTTTATATAAATGATTACATGATGTCATTATCTTTTAATGAATTATTAGATGGAGATTATGCTTTAAATAGAAAATCAAAAGATGAAATTTCTAAAAGACATAAAGGTGGTATTGCATCAGGTAACTCTTATGGTAAAGGTAAACATAACTCATCTATTATTAAAGGTATTAAAACAAAAATAACTACTAAAACAATTGATGGTAAATTATTAACAATAACTAATGAAGATGTAGTTGTTAAATATTATGATGAAAATGGTAAAGAAGTTAATGGTGATGATAATTTTAAAACTAAAAAATCATTTGCTGTTATTAACAATACTGAATATGAATTAGCAGAATATGAACCTAATGATGCTCAATCTTATGCTTCTCAATATCATATGATGATGGGTGCATTAAGACAAGGTAGATTAGATGAAACAACTAGAGAAATTTATAAACAACTTATTCAATTTACTAGAAAAGATGCTAATGGTAATGTAGTTAAAAAAATTAATGTTGGTGATAAAAATGTTCCAGGATTTGATAATTTTTCTATTCAACATTTATTTAATACAGTGTCATCTTTTAACTCTAAAAAAACAGTAGTGTTTGATGGATTAAAAGGACAATATTTAAAAATGTCTGAAATAGCAATTGTTAGAAGTGCTGTTTCATATGTTGAAGATTACAATGTAGATAAATTTGTAGATTTAACAAATAGATTATTTGATCATATATTTCAAGATGATTTTGAATCTGCAAGTTATAGATCATTAGTTAGAGAAATATCTAAATTATATAAACCTATTCCAGGTATGGAAGATTTACATAATTTAGCTAATCAACAAGACTTACATGAAATTGATCATACGGCTGTAGAGTCTGCTTCTAAAGGAGCTACTTATGTTGCTCAAGATCCTAGTTCTACTGATTTTAACTTAAGTAAATCTAAATTTGAAGTAATTAATGAAAACAAAAGAAATCAAGTTGAAACTCCAACAGGTAAATCTGAAGTTACAGTAGGTTCTCAAATATTAGGTATTATTACTTCTGAACAAGATGATACTAAGACAGTTAACTTTCAAGGTAAATTAATAAAAATTGGTAAACTTAAAGAAATTTACTATAGTTCTATTAATACTACTAGAGATGTTGCATTTAAAAATGCAATTAAAATTATTAAAGATGTTAAAGGTGAAATTTTAGAATATGGTAAAAATAATCCTGGTACAATTGATATTACTAAATTAGATGAGTATGTTAAAAGAGCAATATTAAATTCTGGAGCTGATGCATCATTAACTGAATTTTTTGATACACCATATAATTATAATATGGTTCAAAAATTAGTTAAAGCTGAACAAGTTGTTTTAGCACATTTTAGTAAAGGAGTTTTAGCTCAAAAAACTAATGGTGATAAAGTATCTTTAGTTTCAGGTATAGGATTTAAATTAGTTAGAGATTTAAGTACTGGTGAGATTATATCTCATCATCAAGTAGTTAAAGATCCTGCTAAATATGCAGATAAATCTAAATATAGTACTGATTCTAGATTACAATATAATGCTAAAGATCCAGTAACCGGAGAATTATATTCAGAATGTGCATTGTCACAACAAATTTTAACTAGACATGGTTTAAAAATTGGTGATAAGATTACTCCAGAAATGACTGAAGTAATGAGATCTTTAGGTTATCGTATTCCTACAGGTGATAAACAATCTGCAATCTCATTAAGAGTTGTAAGTTTATTACCAGATTACTATAATGGTTCAGGTATATTTCCAGATGAATTAGTTTACTTATCAGGAGCGGATTTTGATATTGACTCTGAGTTTATTCAAATGCCATATTTTTGGTATAAGAAATCAAGTCCTACAGTACCTATTAAGTATGGTATTGATTTAAATAATGATGACAAATGGGAAGCTTATAAATTTTACAATTTAAATTATAATAAAGACTTTGTAAGAATTTACAAAGATGCTGTAAAAACATTAAAAATAACTAATCCTGAATATTTAGAACTTAAAGATTTATTAAATTATAATAATGAAATTATTGCAAATTATAAAGAATCTACTGAAAATAGCCCTAGTAAAAAACAAGCTCTTAATGAATTATATGCTCTCACAAAACAATTACGTTCTCAAATAGAAGGTTTAGAAAACTTTATTTATCAAGCAACTTCTGAAGAATTAGGATTACCTAAAACTCAAAGTGACTATGAAAAAAGTAAATCACCTAGCCCTCCTGTTGATGCAAATAATACAGGACTAGATGCAATGATTACTTTATTAAGTAATGAATATGTTTCTAATATTACTAACGCTACAACTTCTACTGAAGAAGTTATAAAAACTAGAGATAAAATTCTTAAAGAAGGATTTGTTAAAAGTAGTAATACTAAAATAAAATCAGAACATAGAGTTGTTCATGATATTGTTGGTAAATTTAATGACAATGTTAAAAACTCTGAAGGTTCTCAAGGTATTGGACCTATTGCAAATAAAATTCAACAGTTTGCGTTTTTGATGTCTAAAATAACATCTAAAAATAGAGAAGTTGTATTTGATGAAAATGCTTTTACATTTAAACTAGCAGATACTTCAGGTGGAGTATACAAAGCTTTAAATAAAGATGGTAAGCGTATTGCTGATCAATTAAATATGTTATTAAACATGTTTACAGATAATGCTAAAGATCCTATTGCTGGTACTTTAAATATTAAATTAGAGTTATTAGGTGGAATGGCAGAAATGATTATGCAAGGTATGTCATTTGAAAATGCTGTAAAAATTATTAATATTCCTATTATTCAAGAATATGGACAATTAATTAAAACATTAAGTTATGGTAAAAAGAATAACATAGAAGAAAAGTTTACTAAGTTTGGTTCTCAAAAAGAAGCTATTCAAAGAATTATTTATGGAGAAGTAGATCCAACAACAGGTAAATATCTTAAAGAATTTACTTATGATGAATTAACTGAATTAAAACAAAATAAAAACTTTACAAATGTTTCTGTTTCAGAAATTGAAAATATTTTAAAAGGTAATGAAAGTAAAGGTACTCAGATTGAAATCTTTATGCAATTTTTAAAAGTTGTAGATCAAGGAGATTTAATGTCAGATGTTAATACTTTCCTTAAGTTAAATCAAGGTTTAGATATTTCATTTACAGAATTACATCATGATTTACATAAAGCAATTGATAACTTTCAAATTCATGGATTAATAGGTACTAAAGATCAAGGATTAGCTACTGTTACAAAACCACATATTGATATTGCTCCATTGTTAGAGCAAGATGTTAATACTTTAGAAAATATTAAACGAGCTTTATTTGTTGATAAACAAGTAGGTCAAAAAATATTTATTGAACAAACACAAGTATTTAAATTTGAACTTAATAAATTATTTCCTTCTTTATCTGTATCTTTTAGAAATAAACAAGATGAATTACAAAAATTAAGTAAAGCATTTTTAGGTCAAGTTTCTAGTTTAGGTTATCAGGAATGGTTAAAAAATTTATTAGAAAGTCCTGAAACTAATGAAGCTAATAAAAAATTAATTTCTCAAAAGTTAGATGCTTTAAATTTTGGATTATTATTTAGTTCATTAAATGATGAATCTAAAATTACATTAGCTAAACAATTAGAGGTTTTACAATCTCATAATACAACAAAAAACAATTATTTTATAAGGTATATTGCTTCTAGATTTTATGATGCTACAGCAGTTACTGAAAAATTTAATCCTAAATTTGATTATATTGAAACAAGATCTTTTGTTAAAGAAAGTGATGCTACAATGTCTTTATTAATAGATTCTGTAAAAGATTTATTTAACAAGAAAGCAATATTAGATGATACTACACAATTAACAGCTAAACAATTTGTAGATAATATGTTTAACTATTTAATGGTTAAAGATAATATGCAGTTTAAAAATAACAGTTTATCTAAGTTTTTACCAGTAACTATGTTTGGACAATATTCCAAAATGTTAGATAAAATGGTTGAAAGTTTTGTAACAAATAGTAAATTTGCTGAAAACTTTGACTTAGCAGAACTTGCTTATAATTTTAGAAAGATTTATGCAACAGATGTTAATACTCCATTTGGAGCTGTTAAATACAAAGAAATAAAAGCAGAATATGAAAATGAAGTAGTTACTAAAGATAAAAAACTTTATTTTAAAGTTAAAGGTAAAGGTAATGAGTTCAAAGATAGTCTTGCTAAAATGTCAGATGTTTTTGGATTTGAAACAGCACCTGTAACTGTTAAAATAGATGGTAAAAATGTTGTTGTTAATCATCCTTTATTTCCACAATTTATGAAATTTAAAGTTGATGGAGAAACTAAAGTATATGAATTACAAACTGCAAGAAATTCAGATAAATTAGCAGGTAGTATTGTTGGATTAGAAGCTACTTATGTAGCAATAGAAAATACAGGTACTAAAGGAGTTAGTTTATTTTTTGCAGGTTCTTATGAAAAAGCATTAGCAATTACAGAAAAAGTTGAATCTACTCCAGAAGAAGCAGAAGAAATTCAAGAAGAATCTATTGATGAATTACCTTTTGATGTTGAAATAACTAAATCTAATTATACAAGAAAAGAAGTTCAAAATAACCCTGATGTTGCATATGTTTTTACAGAAAATACACATAGTATTACTGCATTCCCTAATACTCAAGGAGGTGGTTCTGCTATAATTAGACCTGAACCAAATGCTTTTGCTATTGTAACTAAAAAGAAATATGATTATAATACTAAAGAAAATGTAGATTATACTGATACACAAGCAAACTTTAAAGAATTTACAAGTATAAATGCAAAGCTTATTAATGAACTTAAAGAATCAGGTTTATCTAAAATTGTATTTCCTCAAGGTTTTGCTACAGATAAAGCAGTAATGCCTACAAGATTTGCAAAATGGTTACAAAAAGAATTATTAGATAATTTTGGATTAGTTACAGAACTTAATTCTACTAAAACAGGACTAATTAGTAAATCTGTTCAAGCACCTTCTAATATTGTTGAAGAAAACATTTTGTCAGATGAAGAAAAAGCTGTATCTTTAGAAGCAGAAGAAGAAAATCCTAATTCTGTAGTAGTAATGTCTGCTGAAGAACTAGATTTTCTTAATTCTTTTGATGAAGATTATGAAGAAGATAATAATGAAGATGAAGATGAAGATACTCCAGCGTGTGATGGAGGTATGTCAATTTAAAATATAAAAATATGGGATGTTTAATACACAAAGAATCAAAACTTAATGCTTTACAAGTATTAAAAGATGAAAATATAATTACTAATACAAGAGAAATACTTGATGAACAAGCTTTTGATGATAAGCATGCATCTTTATTATCTGCAGTAAATAGAATTTATAAGTTAGCTTTAAACAGTCTTTTTGATAAAGAAGGTTCAAATGTTGCTAAGTTTGGAATTAAAGAAACTCCTTACAATAGAACAGATAGTAGATCTGATATTGTTAGAGCTAAACCAAAAGATGAATCTTTTAATCAAATAGATAATGTTCGTAAAGCTTTAGGTATTTATGACTCTAAAGAATCTATTGGTGAGTATAGAAAAAGAATGGGATTAGTAGGTAAATCTATGAAATCTGAAACTTCTACAGATGAAGATATTTATAATCCCTCAGATTATGATGGTATTCAAGATTTTGAAAAGTTAGTAGAATCAGAAGAAATAAAACAATTTTGCAAAATAAGATAATATGGCATGTTTATACATATATAATAGTGGATCAGGAGAAAAAACCTACACTAAAGAAGAATTAATTGATTATTTAAAACAAAATCCTTTATTTAATAAAATAATTACAGGTCCAGATTTTAAAAACATTGATGATTTAATAGATAGTGTTAGTAGAAAAGTTAAAATAGGTACTGAAGAATTTAAAGATGTACCTGAAGAGGTAGCTGAAAAACTTCGTACTTTAAAAACAAATTCTAAAATTATTAAGTTAACACCTGATGGTAAAAATTATATAAATACTTTAACAGGTAGATTATATAAAAGGGTTACTTCAGTATTTAAAGATAGTCCAGAAGATAGTGATTTACTAACTAGTGCTTCTACAATAGGTACTAAAATAGATACTTTAGTTCGTGATTTCTTTAATGGTAGTTTAAAATCTGATACTTCAGCATATGGTATTTCTTCACCTGCTGAATATAATTCATTTATAAAACAATTAGAAAGATTAAAAAAGAAATTTGAAGCTTCTGGAGAAACAGTTATTGCTGATGATATTTTAGTATATAATGATGAAGTTGGAGTAGCAGGAACTGTAGATTTACTAACCTATGATAAACAAGGTAATATTCGTATCTATGATATGAAAACTATGAGAGGTAACAACTTTCAAAGTTATTATCCTGGAGATTCTAATAACAAATATGAAAGTACTAAATATGGTATGAGTAAAAGAGAACAACACTCTAAACAATTATCTTTGTATAGAATTTTATTAAATAATACAAATGGTTTAGAAGCTTCTGAATTATTTATATTACCTATTGCTATAGATTATAATGCTAAAGATACTGAAACTAAATCTGCTGAGTTATTACCTACTGTAAAATTAGAAATAGAAGATTCTGTAAAAGATATTAGTTTTAAACCAGAATTTAAAAAAGAAGAAGAACCTGCTAAAGAACTTTCTCAAAGAGCAAAAGAAAGACTTAAAGCTTTTATTGATAAACAAATTGATGTTTTAAGAAAACGTATTGTTGAATTTGAAACAGCTAAAGAAAGAAAAGGATTTTTACCTAAAAAAGAAACATTAGATAATTTAAATTATCTTAAAGAACAATTGAGTAATTTAGAAAATGTTGATGCATTTTTTGAACAAACTAAATTTATTCATAATGAATTAAAAACTACTGAAAACTTTTTAGATACTAAATTTGATATTAAAAATAGTGAACATGCTCATATTTTATTTCAAATTCTTAAACAATTAAATCAGTATAGTGACATGGCTGAGATATTACCTTCAATGTCAGAATATAATCCTACAATTAAAAAGGAAGCTTTTGAAATTGATTCTATGTATCAAAATGTAAAAGCTAGAGTTAATGAATTACTTGAAATGCATTTTAAAGAATTTGTAAAATCTAATTCTAGTAGAAAACTTACAGAAGATGAACTTAGTGCTATGATTAAAGAAATGAAAGATATTTCTTGGCAAGAAGGTAAATTAGGTGGTTTATCAAATAGTATGAATCCTTTATTACAGTTATATCACAAACATGTTGAGGAAACTCGTGAAAAAGTTTATGATAAAACTAATAAACACATGGATGAAATTATTGCTGCTGGTCAAAAATTAAAAGATGCAGGAATTCAAGGATTTGATTGGATGTTTCAAAAAATTAATGGTATTAAAACTGGTAGAATTTTACAAAGAGTATCTAATAAATACTATGAAGCTAAAAAAGCATTTGATGAAACTTTAAAAAATGAATATGGTGATCCAAAAGAATACCATCAAGGTCCATTAAGTACATTAACTCAAGCTCAAATTAATGAAAATATAAAACTAGGTGAGCTAAAAAAAGCTAGGGCAAATTTTATGTCTGCTGAAGTTAGTGATGAGCAAGGAATTAGAGATGGTGAAGTTCATAAATTTAGTGATAAATTTAAAGAACAAAGAAACATTTATGAAATGCAAATTATTACCAATAATGGTAAAATGAAATGGATTCCTAGACCTTTTGTTGCAGGTAGTGTTAATGAAAAAGGAGTTAAATTAACACCTGAAGATTATGATAAATTATACAAATCTTATAGAAGAACATATTATACTGAAACAAAAGAATATCCTGTTTTAAATAAAGTAAAAATAGGTAATGAATATGTTCCAGATGGTTCTGTAGTTATGAAAAAAATGAGTTTTGTAAAATCAGAACATATTGAAATTGTTACAGAAGTTAATGGTAAACCTACAAAGTTTGCTGATGCTGAATATTATAGATTAATGGGTGATAATACAAAAGATGGTAAATTAAAAAGAGAATATTTTGAATTTTATAAAGCTAAATCTGCAGAATTATTAGCAAATGTTCCTCAAAAACATGCTACTAAAATGAAGAATAATATATTTAGGATTAAAAGTTCATTAATTAATGACATTCAATCTTTAGGTGTATTTGAAACTGTTAAAAAAGGTATTAGAAACTTTATTAATCCTGATATTATTGTTAGTCAGGAAATGTTAGATGAGAATGGTAATCCAATAGAAGATATTCCTGTAGCATTTATGGGAAATCTTAAAAGTAATAAATCTATTGAAAATTTAAATAAAAAACTTGCTGATTTAAGAGCACAATTAATTAAAACACCTAATGATAAATCTTTAACTAATAAAATTATGTTAGCTAAAAGTTTACTATTACAAGAAGAACAAAAATTAACAGTTGATGAATTAGAATTAGATATGACTAAATCATTATCTAAGTTTGCACAAATGTCTGAAAACTATGCTTTAATGAAAGAAGCAGAAGGAAGTTTATTAATGTTAAGACATGTAATTAACAACACTAAATATTTTAAATTAAATTCCGCACAACAAAAAGAATATCTTGATTCTAAAAATACTAATACTATTAAAAGACTTGATACTTATATGAGAATGATATTTTATTCTAATTCTACAGCTAATCAGACAAAATCTGCAAAGCTCATACAGAATTTTAATAAGATGCTTGCTTATAAATCATTAGGTTTAAATCCTTTTTCAGGTATAAACAATGCTGTTATGGCCAATATTAATAATAGGATTGAAGCTTTTGGTGGTCAGTTTGGATGGGGTAATAGTAATCTATTTAAAGCCCAAGGTATTGTTACAGGATATATAACAAGTACTAGTCCTACTAAATATTTTGGTAAAGATAGATTTTTAGTTAAACCAACTAATAAATTTGAAGCAATGCTTAAAAAGTTTAATTGGATTGATCAAAATCAAATTATTGAAGATAGTTCTACTTTAAGTAAAGTAATGTTTATGGGTATTACAGGAGGAGAGTTTTTAGCACAATCTAGTACAGCTATTGCTAAATTAGATTCAGAAATGCTAACTAATTCTAAAACTGGTGAAAAATTATCAGTTTGGGATGCTCATGAATTTGTTAATGGAGAATTAAAACTTAAAGATGGATTTGAATATTCAGATAGTTCTCGTATTAAAGTTACTGTTAATATTAAAAACATGAATAAAATGATTCATGGTAACTACAGTGAAAATGATAAAGTTGCTATGCAAGAAACAGCATTAGGACAATCTGCAATGCAGTTTAAAAAATGGATGTATAACTTTGGTAAATCTAGATGGGGTAATACTTATTATGATGAATCAATGCAAAATAATGTTGAAGGAAGATATAGAACTGTTGGTAATTTTATAGCATTACTTAAAGCTGGTCAAATGTATGATTGGAATAGTATTAAAGGAGCATTTAATTCATTAGAAGATTATCAAAAATCTAATATGAAAAAATTTGCAGCAGAAGGTATGTATTGGATGATGACATTTGCATTAATGATAGTATTAGAAAGTATTGCTAAAGGTGTTGATGATGATGATGAAGAATTAAAAATGTTTGTAAACTTTTTAAGAAAACAATCTGATAGAATTGGTGGAGAATTAGATGGAGCTATAAATCCTAAAACAATTTACGCAAATATTAAATCACCTGTTGCAGGTATGAGAATGTTAAATGATTTTGGTCAATTATTAGTAGAAACTATTAAATTACCTCCTGCATATTTATTTGGGGATGATAAAGATTTATATATTGCTAAAGGTCCTAATAAAGGAAGTTTAAAATGGTCTAAAGAATTTAGAGATATTGTTCCAGTAGCTAATTTAAGAGGACAATTTGACCAACTAATGACTTCCGGCAACTATTACATTGGTAAATAAGGTCACTGAATAAGGACACTAAAGCCCTTTGTTTTTAATTGTAGCAGACTGCTACTTGTTGTGATGGTTTTCATTGTTGATAGTTTTAAGGTTAAAAAATTAAACCCCTTAGTGATTGCTAAGGGGTTTTTAATTATACTGACTCTTTGATTCTAAATTTTAATTCTTCTTTAAATAATTCTTCATAAAGCTGATTATTTCTAGTCCAACCACCATCTAAAATTGCTTGAATATGATCAGATGTCATATCTTTAATTGGATTATAAATAGTTTTAGGTAATCTATTCATATCTTTATCATAGTTGTTACCCCATGTAAGATATTGCCTTCTAAGTTCATGTGAACCATCATCATCTATTGAAGTATCTGTAAAATCAGATAATTCAGTAAACATTGTTTTTCTATAATCTTTACCTCCATCTACACTAATTTTACCACATTTACATGTGACAAAATCATGTCTATGTTTAGATTCTATTTCATCATTACAATGATTACATTTTATGCTATTTCTTAATATCATTTAAAATAAGTTTTTAATATATTCAACAAATTAAGTTTTAATTTAATTGTATCATATTTGTTAGTAATAGGATTATGTTTAATAACTTCTCCTTGTTGTTTGATTAATCTTTTAACTCCACACAACCTGCAATCTACTGCTCTACCTTTGTCTGATTTTAATTGATATTTTCTAGGATTAACCTTAAACCAAATCAAAGGTTTTAACTTATTGCATTTAAAACATCTTTTAATATATTTATTCATAAACTTTTAAACCCCACATTAAATCTATTTGTGAAACAACATCATTAATTTTATAAGGGCTATAATTAACTTTTGATTTTAAAAACTTTTTTAACCAATCTAAAAATTCTTGTTTACTTTCAGGAGTATCCCAATAGTATTCATACCAATCTACATTGTTAATTCTAGGTTTCTTTTTAACTGATTCATAATTTGCATTAAATTCTCTTAACATGTAATCTACAACTATAGATACAAACTTTTCACTATTTACTTTTATTTTCATTTAATTCTTCTTTAAGTCTTGTTAAAAATGTTTCTGGTCCATCATCACCACTCAATAACCAATCTATTCGTTGAGCATAAATATAAGCTTCTTTAAGTTTTTCAACTCCAAGTTTAAACTTTTTAATTATTTCATCAGAATATTTGTAATAGAATTTTTCTTCAGGATATTTTTCATAATATTCAGGATCATATCCACCCCATTCTCTTAATTCTTCTTTGGTTTTTTCTCTACCATTTCTATCAATTTGTTCTTCAATTGATTCAATTATATCATTAATTCTATGTTGCTGGTATTTAAAATGTCCTCCACTCATATTTTTTTAATTAAAATTAATATAATTGTTTTTAATAAAATAATCCCCGACTTTAGCTTGGGATTTTATATAAGCACTAGACAATCTGAAATTCATCAGTTGTTTGAAAACTAATCTTATATAGCTACTCAGACTCAGCGGATCCTACTGTCTGAGGCACTCAACTTTAAACATATTCAGAGGTTGTTGGTACAATGTTTTTAAATAACTACAATATATTAGGTGTAAAATTTAAATAACTAACTTTTAAAGGTTAAAATTAAACTAATATAAAGTAGTTATTTAATGTTTTAACAGAGGGTTGTTCAGCTCAACCCATAACTTGGTTTTCTTATGAAACTCTGATATTTCTAACGGTTTCTGCATGGATTCAAGTTAACCTAATTAAATAGTAAACCCGAGTCTGTTTTTATTTTATCTGTTAAATGCTAATTAATACTTATAAACTTTATTACCAAATACAAAACTATTATTATAGCAAACTATTTGTTGAATGTGGTAGAATCCTTGTTCATCTACATGAACAGCATTAAATCCATTAAGCCAACTATTTTTCATAGCTCTTGAGGCATATCCAAATACTGGAGCATTAAAATCTGCCATAGAACCACCATTATAACCACCTACAGCACCTTCAATATATTGTTGTACTCTATGAGTATGATAATATAAGATAGATTTTCTATAAGTATCTATGTGTTTTTTAGCTGAATGTATATTATAAAATTCTCCATGTGATACTTGCAAATGATGACCTAATACAATATAATCTTCTTTCCAATTTTCATAAATGTGAAATCCTTTTTCAACAAGTTTTAATCCTGAAATAGGACCTTCTAAAGAACTACCTAATTTAGAATTATCTATATCTCCCATATACCTATGATACCTATCTTCATGATTACCCCAAATATAAATTTTTTCTACATTTGAAGATAATGGATCTAATAAATTATTTAAAAGTATTTCAGATTCAGTATATTCCCAATCTAATGTAACTCCAGGTAAAGGTTTTTTACCTTTGTCATGAGATGATAAACTATTCATATCTAAAAAATCACCAGCTAAAACTAAACCTACTATTTGAGATTTATTATCGTTTAATAATTGTTGTACAGCTTTAAATGCTGGTTCCAAATGAAATGGTGCGTGAGCACAACCTATTGAAATGTAAATACCAGGAGTCAAATAATGTTGACCTCTAATTGGTTTAGAAACTTGTAAATCATTAGTAATTTTAACTGTACCATCTCTTACAACTTTAGGTGCTCTAGTTTTTAAATTCATAGATTTTTTAAGTACCTCAACTTGTTGACTTAATGATACTTTCTTAACTAAATTCTTAGCAGACTCTCTACGTTTAACTTCAATCCTAGCTTGTTCTAATGCAATAATTATATGTTTAACATCTACTGTTTTAGGATAATATTTACTTACTACTTTAGGACTAGTTTTTAGATAACCTGGATTGTTGAATAACCAATTATAAATTGGTTTTTGTATTTTGTTTAATACCATTTTATTTTTTATATATTAAGTTTCTATTATCTACACCTTTATTTAAGTGTATATTTTCTCTTAACATCATAAGACTAGCTATTGCATGATCTAAATGATGGTGTGTAGATTCATCTATATCTTCACAAGTCATCCAAGAATTCATGTGTCTTTGAGCAGCATCATAGTATCTTAACCACTCTGTGCCATGAGAGTAGTTAAATTTACTATATTTCTTAGCACCATAATTAAATACTTTTGCTAATGACATTAAACTAAGTTGAGGTACATCACTTATACAAGGCTTACCTTCATCAAATTTTAAAGTTTCTTTAATATGTGCTATCTTTTCTTCTAAAGGAAGTAATTCATGTTTATTATCTAGTGTCATATTTTCTAATTTTTTGTTTAATTCTAAATAATTCTACACTTATCTGACGTTTAGGAATTTTAAATATTTGAGATATTTCTGTCATACTAACACCTTGCAAATATAAAGAATATAATTTAATATTTTTAGTATTCTTACTTTTAAAAATATTATCAAAATTATTAATTTTAGATTTAAGAAAATCTATATCGTCTTCTTTTAAATTTTTAGTAGTCCTTGTTTTATCAACTAATGACTTAACAGGTTTAGGTTTCTTAACAACATCTTTCTTTGCTATTTTTGATAATTTAACTCTAATAAGATTATCAAGAAAACCTCTAGGTTTATTACATATTTCATCAATTTCTTTAATAGCATATCCTTGTAAATACAACTCTATAGCTTTAACTTCTATAGGTTTTAGTGTTTTAATATAATATTGATAGTCAATACTCTTCTTAAAATCTAAATGTATTTTAGCTGGTTCATAGTTAGCTTGCTCAAACATAAAGAAATCTTTAGGTGAGTCATCAATTCTATTTAAGCTTCTGTATATTCTTGAATTTGCACTAGTAATTCTTCTATGAAAAGTCCAGTACGTACAATTTTTCATTATTTGAATAAACTTACCCTCATATAATGGTTCTTTGGGTTTATTAAAATAATTATCATGTACATACAAAAAAACCTCTTGATATAGTTCTTTAGCATCAGCTAAATCTCTATACCAAAAAGTTTCTCTTTTCTTTTGAGTCAAATTAACACAATATTCAAATATAATAGGTTGTATTTTTATAAAGTCATCTATTGTATAATTATTTAATGTTGTTGTCATCTATATGTTCATCTAATTTTTTAGTTAATTCTAAATCATCTAAATTACTATTTAATCCTAAAGTATTTATAACTTCACAAAAAGTAAGTTCTGGATTACTAGTCCAAAATCTATCTAATTTATTTAATATAGGAAATATTCTATCTTTAGATTTTTCTTTAATTAATTGCTCTATTCTTTCGTTAATTTCCATAATCTTCTTTTAATTGATCTATTGTTTTATATACTTCATATTGTAATTTAGGTCTACTACATACTTCTTCAATAAGCATTACTTCTACATTTAAAAAATCAGCATATTGCTGTCTTTTAACATCAGTAGGATATAATACATCATGTACAGTAGACAAGTGATTGGCTGAGTTATTCTGAATACCATATACTCTGAGCATTATCTCTTTATATGGTACACTAGTTTGTGAATACTTGCCTTGTAAGATTAGTTCATAATCTTTATTAAAATGTTTAGGTAACTGATAAATTAAAATATATTCTTGTTCTTCTTCAATATAATCAACAAAATGTTCATTAAGATTTTGAAGTAAAACATAATCTCTAGATTCTTCAGGTGAATCTAATTTATTAAGAATAATGTAAATTAATTTATCTTCTTTACTTTTAATATGAGCATTAATTAACATCCTAGGATGTAAAAAATTAATACTTAACTCTGAGATGCCTATTAATGGCATTAAAAATGTTGTGGTTTTAGTATTATTGACTACACCATTAGTGGTATATCCATTATTCTCCAACCATTCCAAGCGTTCTTGCATAAACTTCTGTGCTTTTAATTGGTTCTGGAATTATCATATTTTCATATTTTTCCAGTATATACAAACAGATATAATTTTTATAGTATTCTTTAATTCCAATTTCTTCACCAAAATGTTCAATATATTCATGTAACACATTAATTGCATAATTATTATTTACACTATTAAACAACTTATTTACATACACTTGACCTTTTTTTGGAATTCCTTTAGTATTATTATGAGTTCCTTTAATCATATCTTGCCAAAACTTTAAATTAGCTTCTTCTTTAGTACAAGTAATCCAATTTCCAGTTTTCCAATTGTAATGAGTACCTTCTAATCCTAATAAATCAGAATCTATTGCACAAATAAAAGCATTTGGAATATTTAATCTAGCAATATTTACAGCATCATCCGTTTCAATATTATTTATTTCTATCGCACCATGTTTTTTAATAAAATAATCTTTTGTAAATCCCCACATTTTAGGAGATTCTTTAGTTCTATCTTGCTTATATAAAGGATCTACTGCTAATTTACTAGCTATAGTATTTTTACCTTTAATAAAAGCAATATAATGTGTAGCTTTAGAATTTTCTAAAACCATTTTCATTAAATTATCACAAGATAATTCAATTTCTTCTTCTGATTTATCAATATACAAAAATTTTGTATTGTCATCAGTTCTCATTGGTATACCAAATTCATCTAATTGTTTATTAGGATGAAATGCAGTATAACACAAGGAATCTAAATCTATTATTGCTATTTTTTGGTTTTCCATATAAATCCATTAAAATTTTTATTTACACTACATTTGTATCTAATGTTTTGTTTACTTAAATTGTTTAATTGTGCAGCTTCAATTAATGATTTGTATTCAGTAATTTTATTTGTACTAATACAAATTTTTAAAATTGGAGTGTATAAACTTTCTCTATTTTTTAAAAAAGCATTTTTATTATCTTGATGCCATTTTTTAACAATTAAAGTTAATTTATCTTTTGTTTCTTTAGTCACAATTTTTCCAATATTTCTAGATATTCCTTTTTGAGAAATACTCATTTTAAGTTTAGATTCTTCAGAAAATCTAAATCCTGATCTATTTCCTGCAACAGGTGTTGCATTGTAACCATATTTACGATTACAAACATTTAACATGTTCATCCAGTATTGTTCAGTAGATAAACAAAATTCAGGTAAACACTCTTCTAATATCTCAAATATAAAATTAGATTCTCCATATTTATTAAAAGAATACTGTAAATATTTAGAATGATGTCTATTTAATCTTAAATTACTTAAATGAATTCTCCAACGTATTCTAAAATCTTTAGTAGCACTACCAACGTAAATTTTATTATTAATTAAATTAGTTATTGTGTAAACTCCTGTTTTCATAGGTTAAAAATACACAATAACTAGTTAATTTCCAAATTGTCTGCATCAATCAGTCCTATCATAATGAGGTTTTATTTCAGTGTATTTATCTTTAATCATTTTAGATAATTTAATAGAATTAGTATAAACTAACATATCTATTTTAATTCTAGGATTTTTAGGTGGTTTAATACTATCTAAAAACTTTGTAACTGATTCTAAATCAGCATAATCTACTTTACAAGGCATAATATTTTTCTTTAATTAATTTAATACATTTATTTATATTTGTCAAATTATTAGGAGCAAAATAATCTATAACCCAACCATTCATAGTCCACCAATATTTAAACAATCTTAATTTAAGAAGATACTCATTAGTGTAATCTCCCTTAGTTTCTATTATCCAACCAGTCTTAGTGTCTTTGTCTAAACAGCTAAAATCAGGTTTAATAGTAATTGCTCTCATCTTATTAGTAACTTCTCCAAATTGAAATACATACTTTGGCTTCTTTTTGTCTTTAAATCTAGCATTAATTCCTGCAGCTTGAGCATCATCATAAGTCATCATTCTTTTATAAAGCTGATAACAGCTTCCTGTAGCTTCATATTTAGGTTGTAGTTCAAATACATCATCTTCATAATTAAAGTGTGTTATATTAGCTTTTTGTAAAGCTTGATAACATGCTTTTTCTAATCCTGATCTTAATTGAACTCCATCATGTACTGTAGGAATTCCATGAGGAACTGCTTTTTTCTTAGGTTTTTTAATAACCTTAAACTTTTTAGCAAGGTTTTGTTTTCTCACACTCATCTCCCCTTTCTCTTACAATTGCCATTGTCCAAGTATCTAAGTTCTTAATATACTTAAGTCCCATACCTGGATAATCTATTTTTCTATCTACTAAAATACCTACAGGTAAAAGTGTAGTATTAGGTCTTAAAGTATTAATAATAACTTGATCACCATCAAAGTGAATGTCACTATTTAATATTATAATACCTACTTTAGTAGAGTCATTTAAACACATTTTAACTCTTTCTGGTGGAATATCATATTGACTAGCAATTGCATTAATATAAGCTAAACTATCATTTGTAGTGATAATCCATAATTCATATTCAAACCCTTTGTGTGAATAATCATTCTCTTTAAGTGCCTTAATCAATTGTCTAAAATCTTCATGATTCCAAATGTCAGTTGGTTCAAAACTTACTTTTATTATTTCCATAATTATTCTTTTATTTCATATCCATCTTCTAATCTTACTTCAGTTCTTTCTTCTAAAGTATATTCTTCTCTTGCTACAACGTAACCTAATGCATTAATAAACCATAATCCATTAAGAATAAACATATCTTGTCCATCATTATTATCTAACAATGTCCATATTTTATTCTTAGGAACATCTTTTAAATGATCAGTATCTTGAAACAAGTGTCCATCACATGCAGCATCTTTTACAAATGTATTCTTTATTGGAGAATACTTTTCAACAAATTGTTGCCAATTTAAATTTATCATTTTAGTTTCTTTTTAATTAAGTTAAAAGCTTTCTTATAGCCATATTTTTTAATGTAATCACTTATATCTTTTTCATTAGGAATAAAGAAAAACTCTATATCATATTCTAATAAGAAATCACCAGTAGAAGTATGTCCTTGATCATCATTATCAAGCACTAAGATAACTCTTTTAAATCTTTTAACCAATTCATTATAAGATTTTTTACTCATTTTATTAGTTTCAGCTTGTAAACCTACTGCTGAATACCCAAGTTCATAGAAAGTCATGACATCTTTAAGTGACTTGGTTATAAACAATATATCACCAATTTCAGGTAATTGATCATAACCTTGTAAACAATCTGCACCTACATTACTTAACCACTTACCTTCTTTAGTAACAGAATAAGGATTATAGATTTTAAGATACTCAGAGCTATTTTTAAAGAACTTATAAGAATATAAAGGACTATCATTCTTATGATTAAATACATAATGCTTATCTCCTTTAACTAAATATACATTTTTACAAGCTTTAACATTAAAGAATTGTAAAGTTGTTAGTGAAATATGATATTGATTCCAGTAGTAATAATCTACCATGTTAAATGGTCTTACAACTACTTGAATATTAGATTTAACTTTAACTAACTTAGGAGCATCATTACTTAACAATAATTGAGGGGTAACTTTAAAGTTACTATTTTTTAATCCAAAATCATTAGCAATGATATTACAAGTTTCATGATAATTAGATCCATACTTTCTACTTACATAATCAAATGCTAAAAAATAATCTCCATTACCAAAATCTTTATAATAAGGTATTCCTGATGCACTGATTACTATTCTACAACTTGCATTTCTATCATTATAAAATTCTGATTTAAAACTAGATTCTAATGAATTATAATTACTACAATATCTTTCTAATATCTGTAACTCTGTAACATACTTAAGTATTTCATCTTTTGTTATTTGTAAACTTGCACTATCAAAATTAAACATAGATTTATTTTAAAAAACTCCCTAACCTTACAGGGTTAAGGAGTATTGTTTTATTGTCACAAATATATACTAAATATGTGACAAATTAAAATGTAACTGAATCTGCTGCTGGACTTGAGAATCCTGCTTGAGGTGCATTATCAGTTGCTGGTTCAATAGCTAATTTCTTAATGTTTTTATCAGCATTAAAGAATAATTTACTATCTGCTTCAGCAATTGCTTTAGACTCACAGAATACTCCATTACCAAAAGAAGAAGCTACATACTTAGTTCCCTTTTGAGAGATCTTTTCTTCACCATTAACTTTTAATCTGAACTCTTTACCAATAACTAACATAGCTAATTTTTGAGCTAATTCTTCAGCAGATTTAGCATTAGGCATTTTAGTTTTAGCTGTAGCTTCATCTAAGTTATTAGATGCTGCAACTAATGCTAATATTGCATTCTTAGAAATATCCCAAGCTGATTTTTGTTTACCAGGATTAACTACTGTACTTAAATAATACTGTTGCTTTAATTCAGCACCATGATTATCTTCTACTGTAAACTCTAAATAAGGAGTTTGTTTTTGTGTACTAAGACCATTAGTAATACTTGTTACTTTAGCAATACAAATGCCTGGTTTAATAGTTTCTTTGTAATTACCTTTAGATACTTCTGCGTTTTCAAAATTGAACATAATTTTATATTTTAATTGTTTAATAATTTAATTTAAGAGAAGTTATTCTCCTAATTGATATTTTGCTATTTTATCCAAGATTAACCTGTAATCATTTGGTTCAAACTTATCTAAACATCCTTCTGGAGATTTAGCAAGTCTTAATCCATCATAATTAGTTAAAAATGAATATTCCATTTTTCCATTTACTTCTTTCACATCAGCATGTAGAACATAAGTAAAATAAGAAGGAATCTTAATCTGGTTATCCAATAACTTACCTACAGTTTGTAAAGTAATTTCTGTATCACCATTCATATTAGTACTTCTTTCAGTATGTCCTATCACTATCACATTTAAATCATCACGCAATTTTTCTTCCATTTTAATTAAGCCTTGGAATACGTCAACAGCTAAATCTGACCACTTTTGAAAACCATTAATTTTGGCATCAGCCATAACTCTGTTAGTTAAAAAGTGAGTAAAATCCTCAACAACAATTGTCTTGAATTTTGTACCATCATTAGCTTTTGTTAGTATAACTTTAAGCTCTGGAAATGTAGAACAATTTACTACATTGCCTTTTTCTGTACTGTATTTCACAGCACCTCCCTTAAAAGGTAATTCTTTTCTATTAGGTTTAACTAATAGAGTTGTACTCTCATCTAGATTTAATATGGCTCTAGATTTGCCACTACCAGGATTTCCGATAGCTAAGATAATTCTTCCCATTCTATTTGTTTAAGTACATTGTGTAATCTTCTGTTGTCATTTCTCTAGGTAATTCTTCAAAGTAACCAGCTTCAGGTTTAGTATATAATCCGATGGATATATTATCTTGACCTAATCTATTCTTAATTACTTTAAGAAGTCTGTACTTACCTTTTAGATTACCAGGAAAACCTTCAACTTTAATATTGTAAGTTAGACTTGTTTCTAAGTCCATCTTATAAGCATTCATTAATCCTAAAACTACATCTGCATCTTGATAAGGATTAGTTGAGTCTTTGAAATCAGTTTGTTGTGGAGATATATCTGCACCTTTAAACTTCAATCTGTCTATTGAACTTAAGCCCTGATTAAATTGCTGAACTACAAAAAATGTCATGTTAAACATATTTCTACAGGCAACAACATATTCAGACATTTTATCAATATTTTGTTTAAGATTAAATCCTCTTTCTAAACGACCTAAAGCCATGTGATCTAACACTACAATATTGTATTCTTCTTTGTTATTAGCTTTCCAACTAACTATCTTTTCTTTAGCATTACCTTCCTCATCAGTATATGGCATCATTGTAAATTGACCTTTAGCAGACATTGTTTTCCACCATAGGTGATACAATCCTGTAGGATTTTCTGGAACCCAGTGCCAATCTATTTGTGCAAATAGTTCTTCTAATTCAGGTAATTCATCATAGACTATTTCTTTTTCTTCAGCAGTCAATCTAGAATCACCTAAACCTTTAATAGTTTGTGGTGATATTACTCTATTGTACTTTTTGTAAATCATGATAGATAGCCAGTTAGCTTTCTTACTTACTTCATCAATCTCCCAAGAGTAATAAGTAACATTAAATGGAATATTTTTAGATTTAGCATCTTGTAAACCATTCAATAATATAAAATCACAAAGAGTTGTTTTTGAACTTCCTGACAGTCCACCAATTAAGGTATAACAACTTCTTTGAATATTATAAATATACTTATTAATTCTATCAAATCCATTAGCTAAACCAGTGTATTCGCCTAATAATCCTTGTTCTATTCTTTGCTTAAATTGCGTCATAGTCAGTGTTTGATTTTGGTAATACGTCTATTTTAGAAACTTCATTGATATACTGCTCCCAAGTTCTTTGAGAAAGAAAAGTAGCTAATAACTGCATAAATTCCTGTTTATTGTCTTTCAGATGCTCTCTGTAATACATTTGGATACATAATAATATTTTCTTATGTAATTCTATATCTATACCATTGCTAACTAGACAAGATTTATATAATTTCTTACATCTTACTAAATCATTATGTAATCTTCTTGTACCTCCAGTAATTCTCTTAACACTGTTAGGATAAGTAGACAGTAATTCTCTAAAACATACATCAAAAGGTGCATTATCTTGCACATTAAATATGTTTTTTGTGATTTCTGTCACACTTATACTATCAAAAGTGCAATTTAATGCATCTTTAAGTACAATAAAACCAGAATTTCTTAAATTGTAAAATACTTGAGTGTCAATTGGTCCACAACTGTAGACATATTTCACAAGTATTTCTTCTTCTTTGTTGACTAAACAATATAAAATAAACCATTCTTCTATCTTTAGTTTATTAGTATATAATTTGTTTAAGTCTACACTAATTTGTTCAATCATAAGTATGTTATTTTATTTTGGTTAAATCCTTCTAATGCAGATTTAACCCATTGTTCATCAATCGTGTCCTTGTAACATAATATATGTATAGTACTACAATCATCAGGATTTAATCTAAGAAACCTAAATATCTTTTGACTAGCTTTTCTCTCATTGCCATAAGAGTGTAAGATAATTCCAAACTTTAGATTAGGTATATTAATTCCCTCTGATAATTGTTCTACTGCACATAATTTATTATTCATACCATTACTAACTTTAAACTTTTCTAAATTAGATTCAGAAAACTTATTATTAGAATGATAAGTTACAGGACATATTCTTGCTGCTTGTTCTTGAGTACTAGCAAAACATAAGCATTTACTGTGTAATCCTATAGTATTTAACAGGTACCTTGCTTTAACTTCTTTAGTTAAGAATCCTTGCATTGCCTTCATGCGTTGTATAGCTGCAATCTGTTTCATCTTACCATGTGAGCTATCTACACGTCCTGTCCAATAATTATAAATAGCTAGTTCGCTAGTCATCCAAGTAGCTTGAGGTTTCACAACCTTAATATTCTTTTCCTTATCTAACTGTACATAATGTACAACCACTCTATAATCATTTAATATAGAATGATCTACTGCTTGATCTGTATTATAAGAATATACTATTGGACAATACTTATCTACCATAAAACCACTTTCTGATTTTTCATCCCTAGGAGGGGTTCCTGTAAGTCCTAATATATGTCCTTTATACTTACTCATCCAAGCATTCTTAGTTAATTTAAGATTATGCACTTCATCTAAATAAATACCATCATAATCATGGCGTTGTTTAGGTAAAGATAAATAAGTAGAGAATGTAATATTTTCAAGTAGATATTCAAGATTAAACTTTTTAGCATCATCTTTCCAAGATTCAAAAATAGATTTCTTTGGAGCTACTACTAAAAATTTACAATGACCAAATTGCTTTGTAGCCATATGTCTTAATCCTATAAGGGTTTTACCTGTACCTCCTGAAAGTGCAACTGTTGCTCTACTTTTATCTTCTAATAACTTTAAAACTTTATCTTGAATATCTTCTCTAGTCATATTATTTTTTTGTTTTTTGAATTAATCTATCTAGTAGAAAGTAAGTTAAAATTAAACATAGTCCAATTAACTCATTATTACTTATATTTCCCATATTAGTCTACTAAAGTAAATGATGGTGCATGAAACTTACGAATTTTCAAGCCTGCAGATTTTAATAACTTAGTTGTTTGAGCAATATTCAAACCATAGTGATTTGCAATTTGTTCTTTCTTACTACCTGATTCAACCATTGCAGCTAATGCCGCTTTAGAGATTGTTCTAGCAGTTGTAGTAGTCTGTGCTACTGGAGTAACTTCTGTTACTGAGTTTAATTGTACTTCCATTTGTTTTGTTTTATTTGTTATTTATTTGATTATCTACTTTTACTCCTTGAAATAATGATTCTAGCCAAGTATTCATATCAGAAGAAGTTTCTTTAATTAAATGAATACATTGTCTAATATCTACATTATGTGGATATTTAACATAACCCATTGCATAAGAGCCTTTAGCAACTCTTAAATCTAAGCCATACTTAGTAGCTTTATTTAAAAGTTGCTTATCTCCTGTATAATTAAGCCAACAATGAGCTCCACCTGATTTTGTATTATACATAAATGATTGTTGTAATTCAGATAAAATATTATCAGGTATAAATAAATATCCATCCTTATCATTCTTAACATCAATATCTAATATAATATAATTATCTGATGGTGCTACAGCTAAAGCATAACCTTCTGGTACATTACCTTCAAAAAATGTATTATCTGGAACCATAGACCATTTTACAATTGGAGCATTTGATTTTAAGAGAAATGATTTCATTAGAATTTATATTGAGCTTTAGCTTGTTCTTTTTTCCAAAACTTTCTGTAATTATTAACTTTGCAATAATCCCAAAGTCTATCTATCTCAGTTCCAATAAACCCATCAACTTTGATTTCATCATTTAATTCATCTTCTAATTGTTCTTGTGTCATTTCTAAATGTTGAGCATATCCAATTAAGGTTACTACACTACTATTTCTTGAGCCTGGCTCAAAAGAAATATCATTATCTGTTATAAACTTTCTCATATTAAATATTGCTATAAGGGTTTTCTAAAATCCATGCTTGTAATTCATCAACAGAATTAAATCCTAAACCGGATAAATCCTTGTTTCCTATTTTACTCCATGTGTCTTTGTTATTAAGTAAATGTGCTCTAGCCTCAGCTTTCATATTTCTTAATTCATTCAGTAAGTTATCTATCTCACTCATTATGCTAATGTTTTTAAGGTTAATAATTCTTTTTTGATAAAGTTATGTACTTTAACATGGTCACTTAAATGATTATTAATTGTGCTTGTTTTTAAACTTTCTGTAATATTATTATAAAAATCCCAAACAGTGTCGTTTGTAAAATCTTTTGAATAATATAACTCATTCTTGATAATATCTAACTGAGTAGATGTTATCATTTTTTCTTCAATATACATTCTACCTAACAATTCAGAACAAGTCTTTTTTGTTATATCTCTTTCTTTCATTAAGTTTCTATCAGCAATGATAGAGTTAAATGAAATATCAAATTCATTGATAGAATCTATAATTTTATTTTTAACAATTGAGCTAGCTGCACCAGTATGTTTTCTAATTAAAGAAATATCTCCTGATATTACTCCATTTTCACAAATCCATACTTGACCACCTATTGCTAATCCTGCAGACATAGTCTTGTTATAACTATTTCTAAAAGCCATCATAATACCTAACTCACTATCAGTGTGTTCTATACCATAATAACCTATTAATTTAGTTCCTTCATGATTAGCTTTGTAATTAGAAGTTTTAATCTTAAAACCTTTAATATCCAGTTGTTCTTTAATACCTTCTATTATTTCCTTATGTGAAATAGGACTATAAGTTAAAGTTTTATTAGGAACTGGTACTTCTAATAGTTCAGTTTCACTAAAATTGTTCATTATTAAATGTTTCATTATACTAATGTTTTTAATGTTAATAATTGTTCAGGAGTAATACTTAAATCTCTCTTCCAAACTTTAAGTATCTTTAATACTACTTCAAATTGTTCAATAGTATCATCAAAATACTTAGTTCCTTTATCAGACTTATAAAAATTATCAGTCAAAATAATTTCTTCTATAATTTCAATATACTTATCAGTTACAGATGTTAAATCATAACCTCTTTGTGTATATTTAACTACTCTTTCAAATTGTCTTAAAAGACGTTTAGTACCCCAAAAGTTACATTTGTAAAATGTACCATTCCATTTATTCCAAGTACCTACTTTACCTGTAGATTCTCTCAATGAAATAGTTTTACCTGTTTTAATATCATAAGCTGTTGTTATAATATCTAAATCAAAATTACTAACTACATCAAAACAAGTCTTGTTAAACTTTTTAAATATAACATTTACATCTACACATAAATTATATTTAAATTTGATTGTAATTAATCCTAATGAATCTAACGAAGATTTATCTTCATTTGTAAATTCTTCAAACTTATGTTTTTCTAATGGATCTAAGATATTAAACATTGGATTATAATACATAAAATAAAGTAGTTTTGTAAAACTAGCTTTGTCATAAGTAAATAAGTCAATGTCTTGTCCTTCAAAGTAATCTAAAAGACAACTACCTGTGATACATCCATTAATCTCTTGTTTTTTTAATAATTCAATAGCACTATCAATTTGTTCTTTCATTTAGTTTGTTTTAAAATAAATAATATGTATCTCCAAAGTGTCTTATTTCTAAGTCTCATATGCTCGTAAAATGGACGTCACATAGTTGGGTATGATCCATCATACATATTATTATATTTATATTATTTTAATTTGTCTGCTGTAATCTTAACTGCTGCTAAAATTTGTTTAATACTATAAATAGCATTTAACTTAACAACACCTTCAGTGAAATAATCACCAACTGATTCTACATCATCAATTTTATTAAATTCATTCATGATTTCATTCATTTTAGAAGCTTCTACTTTAGAATCTTCATAGTTAACAAAATCTAATGCATACTTAACTAATTCATCTTGAACTTTACTAGTTGGTTTAGCTGGTGCTGATACATAAGATTTAGCAGTATCATTAATAGCAGCCATTACACTAGCTTTAATTGCTTCTAAATTATCAACTTTACTTGCTGTAAAGTTTTTGTCTTTAATTGCTTCTGCAAACTTAACAATGTATTCTGCTGATTTTTGTTGTTTAACATAATCTACATGATTTACTGGTTTCTTAGAGTCTTTACTGATTAAGTAACCTGCTGCATTCAATTCTAACTGTTTTGCTGTTAAAAATTCCATTTTTTTTGTTTTTGGGTTTTAGGGTTTATATTTATTTGTTTATTGTGTTAATCCAGTTCTTTACTTTAATAGTAGTCTTAGGTTCAAATGATCTTGCATAACCAGTTACATTATCACTGTTTTTGTCAGTATGTAGTGAATATAATGTTTGAACTTTAAAGTTACATTTATCTCCTCTACTTGCATAGTATCCAGGATTATCATTATCACCAAAAGAAATAACAGTGTTATACTCATTATGACTTTTTATAATTTGATTAAACATTTCTCCTTCATTACCTCCACCATAATCTCCTACTGCACCTACAATATCAGTATTAGGTACGTCATTATAATCTATCAAATAACTTTTACAACCTGTTAAGATTACATCAGCATAGAATTTTTTAGACATTAACTTACCTAAGTTGACAATAGTTAATACTACTGACTTAGGCATAGATGATGAAATATCTAGTATTAATAGATTCTTCATATTATGTTTAATATTACCATAACCAATGTTCATTCCTAATTGTTTATTAAATGCTGTAGGATCAAAAGTAACTTCATCAATGATGTTAGTTTCAATACTAGCTTTAATATCTTCTAACCATACTGGTAAGATTTTTAACTGAGATAATCTATCAAAGTCAACAAAATATTGATCTTCAATAAAATCATCTACTTTTAATTCATATCTTCCATTACCACCTTCATAATATTCACCACCTGAATTTAATTTGTAATTTCTAATACTGTTAGAATTATATCCAATGTTTCTTAAACAATCTAACCATTTAATTGGTATACCTGTGTTTAAACAAGATTTATATAACACTTGAAATTCTAAGAATACAGTTATAAAACTTAATTCTTCTTTGCTACCTATAATATAAGGTAATCCTTTGGGTAGATTCTTAAAATCTTCCTCATTCTCAACTAGAAATATTGTTGGTATTTCTACTTTCTTACTTGTGATTTTTGTTATCATTTTGTACTATTAGTTTTAATAAATTTATATATTCAACTTCATCTCCTTTATTCACATTAATTGATTTAATATCTGCTGGAGATACTATTTTCTGACTAAGAAAAGGAATTAATAAATGTCCATAAGGACTTTCTAATTCACAACCAATTTGGTTTATTGCTTTCTCAACACTTCTTGGAGTAACATAATCCCAAGTATCTTGATCAAACTTTTCTTTACTAATTAATGTACACAAATGTTTAGAAATACTATTAGGCATACCATATTTATCTTTCATTAAAGCTTGATACTCTTCAGAATCAAATTTTAAATCATACCTAATAAATCTTTCCTTAATTTGAGGAGTTAAATTAATCAATCCTTGTGGATTACTTGCAGACACTATCATTACATCAGCTAACTTTTTACCTGAAGGCAACATTCTATCTTCTAATAAGTTTAATACAGCATCTAAAGTTTGCTTTAGAGTACCATTAAATACCTCATCAAAAAATAATACATCACCATCTTTTAAAGAATTTAATTCATGACTATCATAAACTAATAATTTACCACTTTTAACATCAGGCATAACCATACCCACTACTTCATTTGGCATTCTTTGACTTAGTGTTATCTTAACCATGTTAACACCTTTTTCTTCTACAAACTTTTTAATAATTGTAGTTTTACCTATCCCTGGATTTGACATGAATAAAGGTACAGTTTTTTTCCTTAATATCCTATTATCATAAGTCTTATTTAAGACATCAAGCATTTCTTTTTCCATTCCTGTTTTATTGTTTATTTTATTATTTGTTAATTCTAACCATTCATCAAATGTATATATTTTAAAACTGTTACTTTTAGCATATTCATAATTAGATCTAGTTTTATCTTTCCAATATATATAACAACTATCATCATTATATCTCATACCAAAAGTATAATTTATGTACTTTTCAACAAATTTCCATTCTTCTAATGAAGTACAATGCACACATTCCATTATATTATTCCTCTTTTTTTTAAAAACTTTATTAAATAAGTCATACTTTCTTTTTTAATTTTTTCTTTAGGTATTTCATAATCAAAACAAGGTCTATATTCTAATTGAAAGTATTGTTCAGTTACTCCAGATTCTTCATTATTGACAAAATATCTTGCATAACTATCTTCTCCTTTTATGTTAGTAATTTGTGTAATTTTAGGAGTATTATGACTTTTAGTATATTCATCATTAATATCATAAACCCAATCACCTAATTTGTAAGGATAATATATTAGTTTAAAAATTTCGTTTTTAAAATATTCAAGAACAACATCCATAGTATCAAATCCTATATCAGATTTATCATCATCAAAATAAACTTCAACATCATTTTTATCAATTTTAGATATATAACCTTTTTTACCTGATTTAGATTTATAAATTATTCCTTCTCTTATTTCCATTATGTTATATTATTTAATAATTTTATAAGTGGTTTTTCATAACTTAAATCATTAAGATTAGAAAAATAATTTTCGTGAAAATGAGGTAAATATTCTTGTATTTCACTTAAATCAACAGGATTTTCTAAAGCATGTCTTTCAAAATCATCATTTGCCCAATAAGAATCTTCAAGTTCATAAACACCATTTTTAATAACTTCATTATAATGTATTCTTAAATAAGAATCTGCAAAACTACTTATTCTAGACATTCTTTCAGTATTTGAATATCTTATAAAACTTTTATCATTATGTAATACTCTATACCAATTACCTTTTATAAATTCTTTTGCCATATTAAAATAAACTTAATTGTGAATTATTATTTATCTGATTAATTATTTTATTAATTTCAGCAATATAGAATTTGTAATTAACATCTGTAGGAAATACATCAGGATTATGATTATTGTAAATCATTACACCTGAATCTTTTAACAAATGATTAGATCTACCATCTCTACATTTATAAATATAACCACCTTTAGTTGAAGCATAAAATCTATTTAATCTTTGTTGTTTAGATTTAATAAAATTAGAATTAGTCCACATTACATGATAACTTTTATCTACTTTTTGTGAACAACAGAAATCAAATATATCTGTATGTGATTTAACAAAATCTTCAACTTTAATATTATCAATGTAATAAGCTTTTAATGCTTTAGGTATAATAAGATAATCTGTACTATTACCTAAGTCAGGTTTTTCAACAAATAAACCTTTTTGTTTAATTGTACCAGATAAATCTTGAGCTAAATAATTATTAACATTAGCTAATATCATTTTTTGATAATATCCATATTCAAATTTAACTTTATATAATTGTTCAGTTTTTTGAACAATAGATATAAATAAGTCTTTTTTTGTTTTAGGTAATAATACAGTTAAACCATCAGTATTTACTTGAATAATTTTGATATTTTCTTCATGAATTTTTTCAATAATTGTTAATAAAACTAATTGTCCCATACATCTCATTTTCATAGCTCCAATATTATTATATAACGGAGAATGTTCTTGATCAATATGTCCTGATAATCCATTTAAAATAACTTTATTAAAAGAATCTTCTTCTTTCCAGAATTGCTCTTTATCAGTACCTTTAAACTTTTTAATGTTAGGTTTAGATTCAGTAACTCTTAAATGTTTAAATTCTTCATAAGTTTCTTCTAACTCTTTAAATCTAAAACAATGTAATCCTAATATAAATGTAGGATATAAAGATTCTATATCTATGTCACAAATTTCATATTCATCATTTGCTTCATACATTTCATTTTTAACAATATTGTGAATTCCACCTACACCTATAGATAATTTTATACCTTCTTTTTGATTTTTTGTAAAACAAATAAAAGTTTCATTAAATGTGTTATGACTATTCATCCATTTATTATAAATATCTTTTAAAACTTTTGTTTTAAATTCAAATTTATAATCTATAAATAAATCTTTAAATTGAAAAGGAGTTTTCTCAAATCTTTGTTTTTTAAAAGTTCTTAAATCCTGATTAGTTTTTTCACAATATTTATAAATCATTACTTCAGATGCTATTTTAGGAGCATCAAAAGACATAGCATTAATTCCATATTTTTCTTTAACTTTAGCTCTTAATTGCACAGTACCTAAATTACCTAAAGGAATAGTTCCTTTACCTGTAAATTGAGTAAATAATAAATCAGTAATACCTAAATCATGTACACTATTATAATGCCTTAATTCATCAATTTGAGCATGATTTAAGCTCATTGCAGGATCAAATGGTAATTCTTGTACTACAGGATAATTCATTTGAATAGCAAGTCCCTTTAAGCTTATTTTTTTACTTAATCTAAGCATTTTAGACCAATATAAATATAAATCTATATCAATCCATTTATTATGATATTTGTATTTACTTAATTCTTTATCATTCCACCAAAAATCATTGTTGATTATATAGTCTGACCATTCTTTAAGCTTTTGTAGATAATTATCCACATTATCTAACTTATTGTGGATAATATACAACATTATACAGTTATCATAATGTATTCCATTAAATGAAATTAGATATTGATTAAACCCATTAAAGAATTTAACAACTTCATCATATTCATTTATTCTATCTGAAATTTCCCAAACTATTTTCTCTTTAGTATCTACATCTTGTATTGCACAAAGAAAACAGTTTGAATAAACTTCAACATCATAAATTACTTTTTGCCATTTACTTTCCATCAGTTAAATAATATTGTTTAGCTGTTTGATACATGTGTAACATTAAAATAAACATGCCTTGATCTTGAGGAGGATTAATTGACCTATCAGATATATCTTGTTTAGTTTTATCAAAGATATATTTAACAATTACTTGTATTTGTTCTAATTCTCCAGGATCTCTTTTAGCTATTATTTCTAATACTTTATCTTTATTTATCATTTTACACCTCCTTCAGGTAATTCTTCAGATTGTTTAGATTTTAGATCTTCTACAAATTTTTCTTTCATTACTGAAAGACAAACTTCTTTGTAACCACCACCTAATATAGGTAGCATTTCTTCTAACTCCTGAATTGTTTTTAAAGAATATTCTTTGTACTTAGCATGTAATTTAGCATGCTGTTTAATTGCTTGTGACAATGGTTGTCTTTTCTTTTGCATATTATTTAATTTTAATTTCTAAATATTTTTTATATAATTCATAATTAAATGAATCCCACCATTTTGTTTGTAATAAAATTATTGTGTCCATAAATATTTGTTTTTTAATATTAGTTTATAATAATCTATTATTTCTTTTTTACCATCTGAATAATGTGAAGTATATTTTTGAGAAAATTCTAACTTACATTGTTCAATTCTTTCTTTCTTAGATTTTGATTTATCAGTATCTCTTTCATAATATAACCAAGATTCCCAATAATTACTACTATATGGAGCATTTACAATTACAGCTATTTGATAACCAAAGAATACAAATGATATTAGTGGTGACCATTCAAATCTATAATCAGTATTACTCCATTTAGTTTTCCATCCTAATTCTACAAAATCAAATCCTATTTTTTTAGGTGTTGACATATTATTTTTCCATGTTCTTGGATAAAAATAAGGTGTACCTATTGCAGTTTTACCACAATACCATTTTAATTTAAATGGTTTAAATGGTGACCATAATACTTTTACAAATGCTAATTTATTTATTTGTGTTATCATATTGTTTCTCTGTTTTAATCATCATGTTTAATAATTCATTAGATAATGTTTCAGCTTTAACTAATGCTTTGTTAGCTAATCTAGTTTCAATTATTACATGTTTATGATTTTTAATGTTAGCTCTACATTTAATAATATAGTTAACAGCATTAACATATTCTGATTTATCATACCCATTAAGTAATCCTTGTGGATATTTTTTAATAAATAATAATATACCATTTAATTCCCAATTGCTTAACCTACTTAAAACAGTTGGTTTACTTTTGCAAAAATATAACATTTTGCAATACTTGTCTAATAATTTGTTCATTTTGTGATTGTTTTTTGTTAATTAAAAACCACCTAGGACTTTCCTAAGTGGTTTGTTAGTAGTCAGGATAGGATTCGAACCTATATGTTTGGATTCATTTACGTTGCCTATACCCCTTAGTACATTTCAACTAATATGATAGGTCGTACCAAACTCTTGTTCCCATGCAATAGCGTCTAACCAATAACGCCACCTGACTATTTGATGTCTTTCCATCAGTCATAACTTAACTTGCAGTTAACCGTGTTCCCTTTTCTTCAGAGACCAATAGCACCCGTTTATTCTCTGGGTACACCGAGTACAACTTTTACAACATACTACTAATAGTATGAATGGGACATTCTGTTGTCCTGCTTACCCCACCAGCAGAATTTTAAAATCATACTAATATCCGGTCGCTTAGGTTGATATAAATATCATTAACCTGTTCAAAAGAACATTTCAAGGCTCTCGGTTTTATTGAGCCACTTCAATTAGTATGATTTTATATTGTTTAATCAATTAATTCTAAATTACTTTGTTCAATTAATTGCATAATATCTACTTTACCTAATTCAGTACATTCTTTCATTAGTTCTATTAGTTGATTTAAACCATCTTGAGTAAAAGCAAATCTATCTAATCTATAACTTGTATATTCTAATGATTTAGTTTGTACTTCATTTAAAGTAACACCTTGAATTCCTTGATTAACATGGTAATATACATAATTTATAGTATATTTTGTTCCTTCAATAATCCAGTTTTCAGGTAGTATTTCATTAGGTTTATTCTTATCATTTATACATAAACAAGGTACATTCATTTTTAATTTGTAGATTTTTTAATACTTAATTTGTAAAGTCTTTTCATCTCTTTAAGTTTAGCTTTCTCTTCTTTAGTTTTTTTAAATACTGATCTATCAATATCTATTTTCTCTATTACAATTGCCATAATTAATCTATTATTTGTTGTTTTAAATTATTAATTTGTTTTTTAATTTGATTAATTTTTTCTTTATCCTGATTAGTAGGAACTGCTAAATTTTTACTATTTGAATAAAATTCTCCCCAACAAAAAAGGATTTCTAACTCTTTAAATTTTGATTCTTGCATATATTATTTGTTTTTAGTTTATATTATTTGTTTGTTTAATAATTCAATAAAATTAGTTTTAATATATTGTCCTGGTGCTTCATTAGTAAACCCATCTAATACATTTTGTATATCTTGTTCTGAGTATTTCTTATCAGCTACAGCTAACATTTTAAGTCTTTGTAAATCATTGATTTTAATACCTAATAATTCTCCATATTTATAAAATTCTTCTTTACTCATATTAGTCTTGTTTGTCAGTTTTTTCAAATAACCATTGTAGTAATGGCTCTCTTGTTGTTGATTTAGTTCCACATACTATCCAAAGAGGTATATGAACAAGAAATAATGATATACCATCTAAAAGGCAACAAGGAAAAAATAAAATTATTTGCATTAGTCTTAGTTTCATATTAGTCTTGTTTATTTTTAAATTTTATACACCAATCAAATAAATTTAAGTCTGTATCAGTATTTAACCATTCATTATACCATTTTTCAGTTGTTATATAAACACTATTAGGACAATTCATTTTTGATGATGGATTTACATATTTATAAAGTTTTTCTGCTACTTCAATATAATCTGTTGTTGCTTTCATATTAGTCTTGTTTGTTTAGTGAGTTGATAACATATTGAAAAAAATCACTCATATCCATTCCATACTCAACATCTCCATCTTTAAAGGTATCCCACTTTGTAGCCATACCCATAAGTTTAATTACATCTTCCTCTGTGTACCTTTTACTCAACTTTACTAATAATTCCCAATCTACATCTTCTTGGCATTGAGTGTAGCCTTTTGTATAATCTTCAATTTTTTCAAAATACCAACCTATTTTTTGAGTTTTTAATCTAAATGTTTCTGCGTAATCTTTAGCTAACTGCTCTATTTCTTCTTTAGTTTTCATATTATTTGTTAGTTAATTTAAATAAACTCTTACAAGATATTTCACAAGTAAGAGTTTAATTGTTATTTGTATTTTTTAAATGTTCTTAACAAAGTATCATATTTAATACCACCTGCTAATATTCTTTTGTTATCATTTGTATTTAAATTAACATCTGCATTAATGTACCAATTATCCATTGGTGCTTCAGTGTCAACATTAATAACTTTAATATTTGTTCCTTTATAAGATACAGATATTTCAAATTTAGTATCAAAGTCTAAATATAATACAAAATTATTAGGAACATGTGTTCTTATAAATGATTCTGTATTAAAGTTATAAATTGTTAGTATATATGATGTATCTTTTACATTTTGATTATTGATTTTAACTGTTAAATCTAATTTAACTTTGTCAGTATCATAATTTGGTTGTGCTATTGCACATGCTGTCATTAAAACTATTAATAATCCTGTTACTAATAATTTGATTTTCACTGATTTTTTCATTTGATTTAGTTTTTAGTTGTTTATATTAATTGTTAATTGTTTTAAATTAAAAGAATAGGCTTTGCACCTAATTGTAAGTTTCATGCTTGATAATATACAACACGCCAAACAGTTGTATTTAATAGATTGATTCAGGCCTAATCTAATTATCGTGCCTAGTTAAAGGACAACTTATAAGTAATTTAATTAAGTGAAAGATTAATGCACAAAAAGGGACATGACTACCTTACAAACATTAATCTAACACTTAATTTATGCATTTAATATCACAACCTTGTAATACCATAGATAATTGTTCATTAGATAAACCATTTTTAAGGTTATCTAATGTAACATTAATCCATATTTGTTCAATCCATTCTGAACCATCATACTCACTTATTCTGTATTCACACCCATCAGGTACGTTAACTATTTTTAAGTTAGCACAAAGACCACTAGCATTTTCTAATCCAAATTTAATTGCTTCTTCAATTATTGTTTGGTCATCTCTATCAATAGTATAACTATTAGAATCTTGAGCAACTAAATTGTTAGCAATTAAATGGTTTACAAATTCTTGAGATAAACTATATCCACCATAATCATTATTAAGTAATACTTTCATTTTGTTTAGTTTTAGATTGTTAATAATATTTTAAAATAAAGGTTTAACCAACTAACCTCAAAGGAGTGTTTTTACAGAACACTTAAACTGTATTAGGGTAAACTATCACATAAACCTAATATAAGGTGTGATAGTAGGAATCGAACCTACCATCCCCTGATTAATCGTCAGGTGCTCATACCAATAAGCTTTATCACACTTTTAACTTAACTATGAATTAAGTTTTTTTGATTTAATTGTAGCTGCTACAGGTGCTTCACTTGTATAAGCTAATAACACATTTTCTGCTTTTAAATCAGTTGTGAATTCTGTTTCACGATAGATTGGTAAACCATTGTATAACAAGATTCCACCATCTTTGCCTTTTCTTTTAGGCTCTTGACTAGCACGGAAAGGGTTTTTAGTTGTTGATTCTTTAATTACAATTTTACCATCTAATACTTCACCTGCTACTAATGGTGCTAGTTTAAATGTTTCTGCACTAGTTGAACGAAGAGCTGTTAATACAGTTACTTTGTCCATTGAACCACTTCTGTCTACAAATGTAGATTGTACTGTGTACCAACCATATTCTTTACCATCTTTTGCACTGATTCCTGTTGAGTTGAATACTAAACCTGTTGTTTTGTTTGCAACTACTTCTACTTGATTTGCTGTTAAATTTGCCATAACTTTTGTTTTTTAGATTGTTTAATTGATTTTTTTAATTGATTTTTATTTGATTTTAACAAAGTTTAAGTCTATGTTAAGACTATTTAACAATTAACAAGATGATATAACTAATGTATGCCTATTTTGGCGATTATGACATGAATGTCTAATTAGATTATATGAGAGCTTGTTAATTGTTTAATATTGTTTAAGATAATGTTAATGCATTTAGTCTAGCTTCTAAAGCTAACCAATACTGTACAAACTTAACGTAGTTCTTTTCTGCTTCTGTAACTGTCAGCATGATTTTTAGAGTTTTTTTCTTCAGTCCATAGTGCAAGTATTACACCTGAATATGCTATGAAGATGATTAATATACCTATTGCTAAGGCTGGTATAACTTGCCATAAACTTACTATTGATACTAAACCTAATCCAACATGTGCAGATAAAGTTCTGTCATATGTTATATCAGCTAGTATACTGCATCCATACCAAGTTGTTGATATGAATGCAATTAAATACATTGGTTCCATTGTTTAAATTGTTAATATTGATACACTTACACAAATGCTTGCCCATATTTGCTCATGGGTAGGTTTATTGTTCACATAACCTAATTCTTTTTTAACAGAGTTTAATCTGTTATGAACACTGAATTTATATTCAGGTAATTTAGTAGACCTATTTATAATAGGCCTACCATTCTTTGTAGTTTTTTGTAACATGTTCATGATTGGATAGTTTTAATTGTTTAATGATTTTTCTTTATTAGTTATAGGATCCATTATTAAATGGAAACATAATGTAAAATGCATATCCATATATAAATCTTCTTTTAAATAATGATAATATGGTGCATTTTGTTTACATTTTTTAAACATATTAATAAATGTGTTCATGATTGGATAGTTTTAAATGATTATCTTCTTGCCCATGTTGGACATTTGTCTACGTTATACTTCTTAACTACAGCTTTACCATTTGCACAACTTGTTAAGGAAGCCATTGCTATAAGACATACGATTGTTACTGTGTAACACACTGTTAAATACACTAATTTTTTCATTTGATTTTTGTTTTAGATTGTTTATAAAAAAAGACTTTTACCACCAAGTCTAGGAGTTTTAATAAAACTTTAAATTCCCCAAATATTTTCATCTTCTTTTTTTGGAATTAATGGTTTACCATTCCAATTAGATAAGTGTGTTTCAGAAATACTTTTTACAAGAGTACTTAATTTTACTCTGAAACCTATAGTATCTTGAGAATGATAATTTGTAGCAAACTCTTTATAATTGTCTTCATTGATAAGACTTGTGTCTGTATCTTTGTTTACATATATATGTTTGCTATCATTAATCATATAATAATAATTAACCCAATCATCCCATTTGTTATAGCTAATAAAGTAACAATCTCTATCATTATATATTGCTGAAGATTGTATTACAGGTTCTTTATAAATACCTAATAATATTTGAGTTGCTATATCAGGGTTAGGTGTTGCATTAATTACTTCCATAATAGATTCAATGTCTTGTTTAGGGAATACAGTCCCTAATGCTACTGTTAAAATAGTTTCCATGATAATTGTTTTTTTTAGATAGTTTATAATTTAATAAGAACAGTATAAAGCCATAAATCCCCGGTTAATTAACCTAGACCAAATACCTAACTCCTGTTCGTGTAGCTTATTGTGTTTTAATAAGTTGTTCTACGTTACATTTGATTGATTTATTATTTAAATTCATCTGATATTATAGGTAATGGTAGCCACCAACCTATTAATATTGAATAAAAGATGAATGTTGGTAGACTATGAATTAAGTCTTGTTGAGTGATTATTTCAATAAGGAATGCTAGTGTAAAGAATGTTCCAAAGAACATTGCAATGTAGATTAAAATCTTTTTAAAGTTTTTCATTTTGGATAGTTTTTAAAAGTTAATAAAGTCAGAGGAACTATTCCCCTGACTGTAATTCTGCTGCATTAAGTTCACTTTCAATAAATGATTGAAGACAGTCTCTAAATGAGATTAAAGTAGATTCTTGAATTTTTAATTCTTCTGTAGAATCAAATGTATTTTCTTCAATATATCCTATTGTACAACCAATAGTGTCTAATTCATTATCAATCATTTTGATAATGTCTAATGTTGTTTGAGTATCCATTGTTTGATAGTTTTTTTAGTTAATAATTAATTGAATTTAAATCTCCAGGCGACCACCGTTAAGAGATTTTGTTCTAATGTACTTGTATTTCTACGAAGGTATTATGTTCCTTCAACCATTAGTATTGTTATTTTGATTCTTTACATATTTCTGAATAATGTTTATCCATTACTTGTTTAAGTTCACGGTAGTATTTCATTTCTACAGCATCATTAGTATGTTCATCAGATATATACCATTTTTTAGCTTCATATAATGTATCTAATACATCTTTATGGTCTATTAACCATTTAGCATATTTATCATTTAAAGATAATCTTGTGCAAGTAATTTTATCAGACCAATCTACCATTGAATGTAAGTATACATAGTGATATATATCTATTACAACTGTGTGTGTAACAGGATATTCATAAATTTCAAAGTCGTTCATTGTGATAGTTATTTAATTGTTAATAATTAATTGAATTATTCTATTGCACTAAGTTGTAATCTGTAGCTTTTTATAGTATACACAGATTTTAGTATGAATTATTCTCCATCATACATTGGAGTAACTAACCTAGATATTAAGTTATATCTATTAATCTTTGATCTAGCACTATTATTTATATATTATTCATATGATTTATGTATATAAATTTAGTTACAACTTTGGTGCATTAGGAATTAAAGTAATACATACCACCTAACAGGTTAGTGTAAATGGTCTCCGAAGTCCAAGTATGTATTACATTGTGTTTAAGCTATGTATATAATAC